TTGCTGGTATTGCAACTGGTAATCTTAATGTTATTAATGCTGGTATAGGATATACTCCTGCATCAGGTAGTAATGGATTCACTGGAATTGCTGTAACGAATATAACTGGAAAAGGTCGTGATATGACAGTCGATCTTCATGTTGCTAATGGTGTTGCAGTTGCTGCTACCGTTGCTCATTCTGGAAGTGGCTATCGAATTGGTGATGTTATAGGAATACAAACATTCGCTTCTGGACTTAATTGCAGATTATCTGTGGTTTCTATTGGAGCAACAGATCAGTTAATTCTAGATGAAGTTCAAGGTGACTTTAATTTAACATCAGATATTTACTATGATATTGCTGTTGGTACTGGAACTGCTATAAACGGTGGAAGTACTAAAGCAAGGACGATTGAAACTGTAAATGATGGATTACACTTTACTGTTGATCATAGAAATCATGGTATGCACCATGAACAAAACTATGTTACCTTATCAAAGGTAGAACCTGATCAGGTTCCAACAACCTTATCAGTAGCATATGCATCTGATGCAACAACTGCAATATCTGTTGCTCAAACATCTAACTTTGGATTATTTGAAAATGTTTCTGTTGCGTCAACCAATCCAGGATATGCACAGATAGGTGATGAAATTATCAAGTATACAAGTTCTGCAAGTGGAACTCTCAGTGGAATAACTAGAGGATCTAATGCAAGAGCTTATGCTGTAGGAACTCCTATTACAAAATATGAACTCGGTGGAATATCTCTTAGGAGAATTAATAGAAGTCATTTATTGGATGATGTTACAGTATCTAATCCACTAACATTTGATTCTTATAATGTAAAATTAGATCTAGGTGAACAGGGTATTGGTAGAAGCACTTCTGAAAGTTTCAGAAAACTTTATATCAATAGTTCTAAAACTACAGGTGGTGCTAATGTTCATGCGACTCAAAATATGCCGTATGAAATTATTTCTCCAATGATTCAGAATACTACTGTTCCTGGAACAAATATTAGTGCATCTATAAGATCAACATCAGGAACCAGTATTAATGATGGTTCTGGTCAAGGAACAGATTTATCCTTTATTAATCAAGGAGACGAATCTGTTACTTTGAATAGAACTAATTATCTTGATTCCCCTAGAATTATTGCTTCTAGGATTAATGAAACATCTCAAGCAGGGATGGAAAATCTAATTGGTAATAGATCATTTGCTATGGAATTGACATTGCAAACAACTGATCCTCGTTTATCACCTGTTATTGATGGGCAAAGAATGTCTGCATGTTTGACTACTAATAGAGTTGATACACCTGTTTCAAATTATCTAACTGATAATAGGGTTAACAGTCTTAAGGATGATCCTACATCATGTCAATATGTTTCTAAAGAAAATACTTTGGAAAATTCTGCGACCTCTGTTAAGATTATTCTATCTGCACATATTAATGAATACTCTGACATTAGAGCATTTTATGCTATTAGTGAAACAGAGAATTTTGAACCAATATTTACTGCATTCCCAGGATTTGATAATTTAAATGATCGTGGTCAAATTATTTCTCTTGATAAGAGTAGTGGAAGACCAGATTCTTTAACAACTAAATCTGATGTTAGTGGTTTCTTATCTAAAGATTTGGTATATAAAGAACTTACTTTCTCTGTCAATGATTTGCCATCATTCAAATCATTTAGAATTAAGTTAGATCTAACTTCATCAAATCAGGCTTATGTTCCTAGAATAAAGGAACTAAGAGTTATCGCTCTTGCTTAATATGAATAAAGATCATGTTAAAGTAAAGGATCATAGCAATTTAGTTAGAGATCCTTCTACAAATTGTATTATTAATACGAGTCAGTCTGAATATGATCAGTACTTGGCTCGTCGTAAGCAAAAAAGAAGTGAGCATGAAAGAGTCGATATTATGGAACAAGATCTTAGTGATCTTAAAGGTGAAATTGGTGAAATCAAATCTTTACTTAAAGAGTTAGTCAATGGCAAATAATAAAGTTATTTTTGATCCTGATGCTGGAGTTGCATTCCCAGTAAATTTAACCCTTAATACGGGTGCTAATTTTAATGCGACGTTTGAGGTAGTTAATACTTCAAACACAGGGTATAACTTTTCTACTACAAATTCTCTTGGAGTTAATACTACAAGTGGATGGACAGGATCTTCTCAGATGAGGAAAAGCATTTCGATTGGATCTGGTACAACTGCTGATGCTACTTTTTCAGTGGGTATTGATACTACTGCTTCTGTTGGTTATGGATTTACAATTTCTATGGGGTCAACTGATACAAGAAGTTTAAGTCAAGGAAGATACATGTATGATGTTCTGGTTAGTTCTGGAGCAACCATCTACAGAATTGTTGATGGAATGATCTATGTGAGACCTGGTATCTCATCTGCACTATAAATATTTTAGGAGAATAATACTTAAATGGCTCAACCATCTAATCGAACAGAACTTATAGATTACTGTAAAAGGCAGTTAGGTGCTCCAGTATTGGAGATTAACATAGCTGATGAACAGGTAGAAGATTTGGTGGATGATGCTGTTCAGTATTTCCAAGAAAGACATTTTGATGGTGTATATCCTGCACTGTTTAAATATAAAATAACACAAGATGATATTGATAGAGGAACCTCTCAACCAGGTAAGGAAGGTTCTGTAGGTATAACAACAGAAACTGCTACACAAAGTTTTGATGGTGCAACTCAATCATTTACATGGAATGAAAATGGTAATTATTTAAAAGTACCAGATAATATTATTGGAATTACAAAAATATTTCACTATGATGGATCAAATGCCATATCAAGTGGTATGTTCAGTATTAAATATCAAATGTTTTTGAATGATATTTATTACATGGGTGCATCAGAAGTCCTATCTTATGCAATGACTAAAACATATCTGGCTGATTTGGATTTTCTACTAACAACTCAAAAACAAATAAGATTTAATAAAAGACAAGAAAGATTATATTTGGATATTGATTGGAATACTATAAACAAAGATGATTATGTTATAGTAGATTGTTTTTCAACTTTAGACCCAAGTGATTATGGTAAGGTCTGGAATGATTCTTTCTTAAAAAAATATCTTACTGCAACTATGAAAAGACAGTGGGGACAAAATTTAATTAAATTTGCTGGAGTTAAATTACCAGGTGGAATTGAATTGAATGGTAGACAAATTTATGATGATGCTGAAAAAGATTTAGAAATAATCAGAGATCAAATGTCCAATACTTATGAACTTCCTCCTCTAGACATGATAGGGTAGTTTCATGGTACTTAATCCCTATTTTACTCAAGGCACTACTTCAGAGCAAAATCTTGTTCAGGATTTGATTAATGAACAACTGAAGACTTATGGTGTTGAAATATTTTATTTACCTAGAAAGTTTGCAACTGAGAAATCTGTAATTAGAGAAGTTGTTCAATCTAAATTTGATTTAGCCTTACCATTAGAAGCATATGTAGATAACTACGATCAATATTCTGGTGCGGGAAATATTCTATCAAAATTTGGTATTCAATCTCAAGATGAGGTTAGGTTAGTTATATCAAGAGAAAGATTTGAAACTTATATTACACCTCTAATAGAAGATCAATCTAATATTAAACTATCTACTAGACCCAAATCAGGTGACTTAATATGGTTCCCACTTGATGATCGTGTTTACGAAATCAAAGATATTGAGTATGCAAAACCATATTATCAACTCCAAGATTTATATACTTATGAACTTACTTGTGAACTCTTCCGTTACGAAGATGAGGTCATTGATACTGGAATTGATGATATTGATGATAACCTAGTTGGAGACGATCCTGATGGCACTACAGACGATGGTATCAATACTATTCAAGGAACCACCACAACTCTTACAATGGTTGGAACTGCTGCTCAAGCAACTGCTGCAACTGGAATAGTAAATGGTGGTATTCAATGGATTCATATACAGAATAGAGGTGGTGGATACATTTATGCACCTTCTATTGGAATTGGATCTGCACCTGCTGGAGGATTAACTGGTATAGCAACAGCACACATGCTTGGTGGAATTGTTGTATGTACAGATAGTGCTAATCCTAAAGCACAAGTTGTTCAAGATGTTCGTCTAATCAATCCAGGCTATGGATATACTTCTGGACCAGGTATTACATTTACTGGTGGTGGAGATGGTGTTTGTGTATCTGCTGCTGCTACTGCTAGAGCAGAGAATGGAACAATTGGTATAATTACAATGACCTCTGGTGGTTCTGGATATACAACATCACCAACAATAACATTTACTGGGGTATCAACAGTTAGTGCAGCTGCTACAGCAGTTGTAAGTGCTGCAGGATCAATTTCTGCTATTCATATTACTAACTCTGGTGCTGGTTATACTGTTGCACCTACAATTAGTATTGCTGCTCCAGGTACTTCAAGTACTGGTAACTTTAGTTTCAATGAATTAGTTACTGGAGGAACTAGCGGTACTACTGCACGGGTAAGAACATGGGATGGTAACACTAATATCCTTGAACTTGCTTCGGTTGATGGAACATTTACTCTTGGAGAAACTCTAACAGGTTCAGTATCAGGTGCTACTCGTGACATAAGAATTATAGATACTGTACCAGATAATGAAGAATATGCGGATAATTTCAATATTGAAACTGCTGCAGACGAGATTTTGGACTTCTCTGAACAGAATCCATTTGGACAACCCTAAATAATATATCAGGTCTATCACTATGTTTGAATATTTTTATAACGAGATCTTCAGAAAAACAATCATTGCTTTCGGAACCCTTTTTAATGGGATGGAAATAAAGCAAGAAGGTTCTGTGACTAGAGTTCCTTTGGCTTATGGGCCAATGCAAAAATTTCTTGCAAGGATTGAGCAATCTCCAGATCTTAACAAACCAACGGCAATTACTTTGCCAAGAATGTCATTTGAGTTTACTGGATTAACTTATGATCCTAGTAGAAAAGTAACCACGA